GTTATAGAAACAAATGCTAGTAATGATACAATAACAATATCAGCTGGGGCAAATACAGTGGAGGTAAATGAATATACTGGAAACGGCAGTACAGCTCAATATACTTTAAGTTCTTCAGCAACCCATGAAAATGAATTATTAGTATACATGGATGGTGTATACCAACATCATAATACATATGCAGTATCAGGAACAACATTAACTTTTGATACTAATGTACCAAACGGCGCTAAGGTAGAAGTTTTCCATATGAGATCTGTTAATATTAGCAATATGGTACAATCTGCTGTTGCGGGGTCATTAATAGATGTTAGCTCAACAACAGGAAATGTAACATTTAATGTAGATTTAACTGAAGCAAGTGAAGCTGCAATTGCAAATGGAGATTATATTTTATTCTTAGATGGAGGGGCAACAGGAACGCATGCTAAAGAAGCTATTGCAGATGTTGCAACATTATTTGCTGGTACAGGATTAACAGCATCAAGCTCTGTTATTAATATAGACGCGGCGCAAACAGGTATTACATCACTTTTAGCAACTGATATTAAAATAGGAGAAGATGATCAGACTAAGATTGATTTCGAAACAGCTGATACTATAAACTTCTATGCTGGGAATGAAAAGCAGCTTGTATTAACAGATGGAGCACTTACTCCAGGGACTAATGCAATAGTTGATTTAGGAACTGACGCTTTAGAGTTTAAAGATGGTTATTTTGATGGGACTTTAGAGGCGGATGCAATTACAATAGGAGGAACTAATATAGTAACAGGTAGTTTAATAACTACATTAGGTACAATTAGTGCTGGTGTTTGGAATGGTACAGCAATAGATACAGCATATATAGATACTACATTAACTTCACAAACATCTATATTAAATTCAAGCCTTGTTGTAGGTAGAGACGCAGATAACCAAATAAAATTTTCAACAGATAATCAAATTATATTTGAAGTCGATGGTGGTGATAACGTAATATTTAAAACGTCTGGTGAAATTGAAGCATCAAGTTTAGATATTAGCGGGGATGCTGATATTGATGGTACTTTAGAAGCAGATGCAATAACTGTTGATGGAACAGCATTAAATGAATATATTGCAGATACTGTTGGTGCAATGGTTGGAAGTAACACTGAAACTGGTATTACAGTAACTTATGAAGACGGAGATAATACTTTAGATTTCGCAATAGGATCAATTACATCTTTAGGCACTATATCACAAGATACGGTTACTTTTACTTCAGCAAATTCTGAAGATCCATTATTTGTTATTAAAAACACTACTAATGATGCAAATGCTGCTCGTATGCACTTTATAAAAGATAAAGGCGCCGCAGGAGCAGATGGAGATGATATTGGAACTATTGAGTTTATATCTGATGATGATGGTCAAACTCAAACTAGTTTTGCAAAAATTGTTGCAGAGGTTTCAGAATCAGCAAATACAGATGAAGCAGGTAAATTATCATTTTATGTAGCGGAAAGTGACGGTACTAATACAGCTTTAACAGCTGGGCTTGTGTTAGAAGGCGAGCACGCAACAGATGGTGAAGTAGACGTTACTATTGGCGCAGGAACAAGTTCAACGCTTTCTATTGCTGGGAATGCATATGCTGGTGGCGGTATATTTGGTATTGATACTGGAGATTATATACAATTTACAGCAGATACTAAATGTGACTGGTATGTAAATGGTAATAATGAAATGAGATTAGAGGCTGATGGTGATTTACACGTAGATGGGGATGTTATAGGATATTCTACTACAGTGGCATCGGATGAAAAATTAAAAACTGATATTAATGTTATTGACAACGCTTTAGATAAATTAAAACAAATAAATGGTGTAACATTTAACTATAAAAGAAACGATAAGCCTTCTGGAGGTGTTATTGCACAAAATTTAGAAACAGTTATGCCTTCAGTCGTTGGAACACAACAAAGCTTAAACGGAGATGAGGAATACAAAACTGTTGATTATAATGCAGTAATTGGATTACTTATTGAATCAGTAAAAGAATTAGAAGAAAAATTAAATAATTGTAATTGTAAATAATTATGGCATTAAAAGGAAAATTTGTATATAAACATTGGGTTAAAACAGGAACGCAAGATGTAAGTTTTATAGTTCCTGAAGATATTGATGAATCTGACGAAAATTATGAAAACAGAGGACAGGAAATAACTGTTACAAGAGACAAAGGGGAGTGGCAAGATAATCCAGATCAAACTTTTGAAGATCACGTGCTAGCTATTCAAAGTTGCGGTATACACAGCGAGAGGCCAAGAAGTGATCATAAAATATGGAATGTTGCGGTACTTTATGCAATATATAAATCTGAAGAAGATAGGGCTAATGGTAAACCACCTGTATATCAAGGAGACTTTACTGATTGGATGGGTTTCGATTTTGAAGATTTAAAAGCCGCTGGGGATGTTTATGAGTTTTGTTATAATTACATGAAAACTAATAAAGATTTTGTTAGAGAATCAGAAGATATATAAATTATGCCAGTTACAGGATCAGGACAAATAAGATTACGTGCCGATGTTAATGAAGAAATTAACGGTAATGACACAGATAGTAATGTTAGTTTAAGAACTTTATCCTCCGATGCTGGTAAAAGCGTTCCTGATGGTTTATCAGAATTTTATGGATATAGTTCGGTTTCAGCTCCTACTTTGTCATACAATAGTGTAAGTAGTGATTATACAGATATAACCATGAACTATACTATAAATTGGGGGGGAGCGAGTGGTTCTTATAATTTACAAGTTGAAATTTATGAAACTGGAGGAAGCTTATATGAAACAGCAACAATAACAAGTGCAAGTAATCCGCCAAGCGGAGACCAAAGCACAAATATTACTATAACCCCTCCTAGCCAATATGGGGATGACGATCAAGACTATGAAGTTATAGTAAAAGCAACTAATAGTGAGGGTACAACGTCAGAACCTTCAAGCGGCAAAAGATCGGTTAGCGTTACGCAGGCTACACAATATGATTGGGATTATATGCAAAGTAGCAGTAGTAATGGCTGGAGAGAATATGGAAACGAGGGAATGAGTACAGGAAAAGTAGGTTCTTATATGCAAAGCCAGCATAATCACCCTCAGCTAGGATATTTTACTACACATAAAGTACATAGAAGAGTAAATGGAAATAAAGGGGATGTTACAGTAGAGCAAAACGTACCTAACGGGTTAATTGCAAGTACAAGTGTTGCACGAAGTCATTTTCTTTATAGATCAGACTCTAGTAGCAGTAATGCAGTTGTTCATAATATATATCCGTGGTCTGTATCCTCGGGTTCAAGGTTTAACCAAAGAATGATATTCTATATGATTTATGGTGATAATACAAATGCGGGGCAAAATAATGCTGCGGGATGGTATCATACAGGTGGTGCAAGTAATTTTGGTTCTGATTATAATGATTATGCGTATACTAACTTAAGTGCTGTAGGTTCACCTTCAAACCCATATGCCAGCCCTCCTTCAGGATTCTATAATCCATCAGGAACAAAAACAAACTATAGTGGGCACGCTATGTATGCAATGACTCAAACAGGTGCATCAAGTATAACAGCAACCATACAAGGAACATTAACATGGAGTTAAAATAAATAAAAAACAATAAATGGCAACAACAAAAGTAACACAAAGTTTAATAGCGGATGACGCAGTAGGCGCAGATCAGTTAGCATCTAATGCAGTGGTTAATGCATCAATAGCATCAGGAGCGTCTATAGATATGGATAAGCTTGATGGAGATTCATTAGGAACTGCTGTAACTGATTTCGCACAAGATGATCTTGTAATATTATCAGATACATCCGATTCTGGTAATCTTGTAAAAATTACAACCTCAAATTTTGAAGACGCAATATTTGGTAATATAAGCGGTGATGTTAGTTTAGCCGCAGGTGGTGCTGCAACTTTAGCATCAGCACAAACTAATATTGCTTCAGTATTAAATACATCATTAATTGTCGGAAGAGACGGTGATAATCAAATTAAGTTTAGTACTGATAACCAAATAATTTTTGAGGTTGATGGAGGAGATAATGTTATTTTTAAAACATCAGGTGAAATAGAAGCAAGTAGCTTAGATATATCTGGTGACGTTGACATAGATGGAACACTGGAAGCTGACGCTATAACAATTAATGGTACTACACTTGCAGAAACAATTGCGGATACCGTAGGGGCTATGGTTGGTAGTAATACAGAGACTGGAATAGCGGTTACTTATGAAGATGGAGATAATACTCTTGATTTTGTAATTGGAGCAGGGGCAATAGCAAACTCAATGCTTGCTGACGATGCAGTGGGAGCAGATGAGCTTGCAGCTAATGCGGTTGTAAATGCTTCTATAGCTTCAGGCGCTGCAATTGATATGGACAAGTTAGACGGCGACTCTTTAGCAACAGCTATTACAGATTTTGCTCAGGACGATTTAGTTATACTTTCTGATACTTCAGATTCAGGAAATTTAGTTAAAATGACTACCTCAAACTTTGAGGATGCTATTTTTGGAAATGTATCAGGTGATGCAACAGTTGCCGCTGGGGGTGCCTTAACAATAGCAAATGACGCGGTAGAACAAGCTATGATAGCAGACGATGCAGTAGGAGCTGACCAATTAGCAGCTAGCGCTGTAGTAACAGCATCTATGGTTGATGATGCAGTAACAGCTGCAAAACTAGCTTCAAACGCTGTAGTAACAGCATCTATAACAGATGATAATGTAACATATGATAAAATGGGGGCTGAATTTACAGCTTCAAGTTCAGTGTCTAGTGCTTCAACAATAGCAATTGATTGTGATACAGCAGATGTATACACATGGACAGCGGGACATTCCGCTACATTAAACTTTACAGATATAGAAATAGGAATGACAAAATCATTTTATATAATTGGGGGAGGAGGTTCATATACTATGACATTAGGAACAATGAACGGTAGTAGTGGAACATGGAATAAAATAACAGGAGACTACGATGACACAAGTAGTAAAAAGAATTTAATACAAATTAAATTTGTATCAACCAGCGTAGCTTGGTATACTATATCTCAACCAGCTTCATAAAATAATTAAAAATGGCAAAAGCAATACAACAAGGAATAAAAATAACAATTTATCAAGAATTACCTAAATCATGGGATGGTAAAAAACATTATATGGGAGGATTTAACCATCTTTCTGATGAAGAGTTAAAAGAAGAAGGGTTTTATAATGTTGTAACTCCAAGTTATAATACAAGATCAGAATATCTTTCGCAAATATTCTTTGATGAAGATAATGAAGTATTTACTTATAATGTTTTAGATAGAGCGTGGGATGGTACAATAGATGAATTAAAAGAAAGACAAATAGGAGATGTAAAGTCAAGAGCACATCAATATTTATCAAAAACAGATTGGTATATTTTAAGGAAAGCTGAGCATGATACAGCAATTCCAGATAATATTATTGCAGAAAGAAAAGATATTAAAGATAAAGTAATACAAGCTGAAACAGATATAAATGCTCTTTCAGTTGTAAAAGAAATATTTGAATACACAATACAGTTAATAGAAAATGAAGGAGTATGATAAACGAAAAATTATTAGCATATCCTACGAGTACCCCTTTTACTCCAGAATATAAATTTAATACTGTTCAATGGACTGGTAATGCAACAGCTCGTAAAATAGTTGGAGTAGGATTTCAACCAGATTTAATATGGATAAAAGATGTACACGAAAGTAGTAATGATAATTCATTTAGATTTTATGATTCATCTAGAGGCGCTAAAAAACATCTTTCATCAGATTCAAATGCTGCACAAGTAACAGACTCTACTGGCGATGGATTAGATTCTTTTGATGCAGATGGGTTTAGTATAGGTACAGATGATGAGGTAAATGAAAATGGTCATGATTTTATAGCGTATTGTTGGCAAGTAAATAAAGGTACTACAAGTACAAATAGCACGGGGTCAGCAAACTCTACAGTACAAGCAAACCAGGCAGGAGGACTAAGTATTATTAAATGGACGGGAACTGCTAATACTACTACTACCATTGGACATGGATTAGGTGCAACCCCAGAGCTAATAATTTCAAAAAATATGGATACGGCAGCAACCGATGGTTGGCCAGTATATGCACCATCTGTTGGTAATGATCATACATTATTTTTAAATTCTTCTGGGGCAAAATCATCAACTGGTGGAACCTGGGGAAGTACAGATCCAACATCAACTGTATTTACAGTTCAAGACAATGCTTCTAATAATCAAAACGGAGATGAAATAATTGCATATTGTTGGGATAGTATTGCTGGTAAACAAGCATTTGGAACGTACACGGGTAGTGGTAGTCAAGGTTCACCTGATGTTGATATAGATTTTAAACCAGACTTACTTGTAGTTAAAAGAATACCTGCTTCAGAACAATGGTGGGTTGGAGGTACTGATACTAATAGTGGGGATCATTTAACAAAATGGATGCCACTGCAATCTAATGAAAGATTACAAACAGATACTATTCATTCAATGAATTTATTATCAGATGGGTTTGAGCCATATGGAACATCTGCTTTAGTAAACGATTCAGGAGATGCTTATTTATATATGGCATGGAAAAAAAATATTGGAACCAATTTAACTGCTGGTACTATGGCTTGGTTAGTTGTAGCTGGTGGAGCAAGTGGATCATCTAACGGTGGTGGAGGTGGAGCTGGAGGTTTACGTACTTCTTATGGTGGTACTTCAGGAGGTGGAGCAGACGCAGAAGATAATATTACATTATCAAGTGGAACAATTTATACGCTTACAGTAGGAGCAGGTGGTGCAGCCCAAACAACATACCAAGATAGAGGTAATGCAGGAGCGACTTCATCAATAGCGGCTTCGGGTTTAACTACTATTTCTACCACTGGAGGTGGTGGTGGTGGTTCAAATAATACTCCAGATGGTATTGCCGGTGGATCTGGTGGTGGTGCGGGTACAACGCCAAGTGGCGGAGGCCATGATGGTGGTGCAGGTACAGCTAATCAAGGTTATGCTGGTGGTGATACAACAGCAAATGGACATCCATATGCAGGAGCAGGTGGTGGTGGTGCAGGTGCAGCAGCAGCAAATGTTTCTAGTACTCCTGGAATAGGAGGTGTTGGAGTAAGTGTAGGTATAGTAGGAGCACATACAACTTATGCCGGTGGGGGTGGTGGTACTGGTGGTACACAAGGAGCTGCTGGTGGATTAGGTGGTGCTGGTGGTGGTGGACAAGGTGGAACTGGTTCATCAGGTGAAGATGGAAATGCAGCAACTGCAAATACAGGCGGTGGTGGTGGAGCATCAGGTGATGCTGGAGATTCAGGGGCAGGAGGTTCAGGAATTATAGCTCTTAGATTATTAACATCTGAATACTCAGGAATTGTATCAGGTTCTCCAACAGTAACAACAGCAGGTAGTGACACAATATTAAAATATACAGGTACTGGTAAATATGCACATGGTGCTTTTCCAGCTTCGGGATCAATGTCTTGGCTTGTAGTAGCAGGTGGTGGTGCCGGTGGATATAACAAAGCTGGAGGTGGTGGTGCTGGGGGTTTAAGAACATCATACCCTCTTTCATCAGGTGGTGGTGCAGCAAACGAAAGTGATATATCTCTTTCTAGTGGTACCTATACAGTAACAATAGGCGCTGGGGGTACATTAAACTCAACAAATAAATACGGTAATAGTGGTGGAACATCATCAATAGCTAAATCTGGAATGACAACAATATCTACTACTGGAGGAGGTGGTGGAGGAGCATTTAAAAATTGTGACGTTGATAATAGTATTGGAAATGTAAGTGATGGTCAATCTGGTGGATCAGGAGGTGGTGGTGGATATACTAATCAAACATCTCCTTGTGGTAATGATTTTGTTGGTGCTGGAGCTAGTGGTACCGCAAATCAAGGATATGCAGGTGGAAACTCACCTGGAACAGGTGTAAATCACAACTACGGTGGTGGTGGTGGTGGAGGAGCATCAGCCGCAGGGTCTGTAGGTGTAACTAGTGGATATAGAGGAGGTGGAGCCGGAGGCGCTGGTTTAGCAGTAAATATAACAGGTTCATCTGTAACGTATGCAGGTGGAGGTGGAGGTTGGACCGAAGGTTCTGGTACTGGTACAAACGGAGGTGCTGGAGGCGCCGGTGGTGGTGGTAAAGGTGGTCATGAATATGGTTGTGCATCTAATACAAATCAACATGCTGAAGCGGGTACGGCTAACACCGGAGGTGGTGGTGGTGGAGCTGCAAATGGAGCTGATTGTGAAGACAGTACTGATGGAAATGGCGGAAGTGGAGTAGTAATTTTAAGATTATTAACTTCGCAATATTCAGGTTCAACATCAGGTAGCCCAACAGTAACAACAGACGGGGATCATACAGTATTAAAATTTACCGGAAGCGGTAGTTATACACATAGTTAAAATTAAATAATATGGCACATTTTGCAGAAATAAACGAAGAAAATATAGTAACACAGATAGTAGTAGTTCATAATAATGAACTATTAAATGGCGCAGAGGAATCTGAAGAAAAAGGTATTAATTTTTGTGAATCAATATTTGGACACAGAAATTGGGTACAAACATCTTATAATAGTAATATAAGATATAATTTTGCTGGAGTAGGATTTACTTGGGACCCAGATAATAATGCTTTTTATCCTCCTCAACCATTTCCTAGTTGGTCATTAAATGAAAATTACAAATGGACAGCGCCTGTACCTTATCCGGTATGTGATGATTGTGAAGATAACTTTCATATATGGAATGAGGAAAACCAAGAATGGGATAAAGTAGAACTATAAAATATAAATTAAGTTAAATTAAATTAAATAAATATGAAAAAGAAAATTAAAAAAGAGCAATTAGAAAAATTGCAGAAAATAAGTGGTTTTATTTCAGAGATTCAAAATGAAATTGCAAAAAATACAATTAACAATTATAAGTTAGCTCATGCTTATTCTCAACAAGAAATAAAATTAAATGAGTTAAAATTAGAACTTCAGGAGCAATACGGTAAAATAACCGTTGATGTTAAATCTGGAGAGATACAAAAACTCGAAGAAGATGAGCAAGCTGATAAGAAAGATTAGTATAGGCAAAGATTATAAAAATGATGCGATGCATTATGCAGTTGGCCAAGAAGTTTATGGCGGGCATATAATATGTGATATACTAGAGGGTGATGACAAATATTCTATATATATCAGAAAAGAAAATGATGTACTACCATGGAAAGACTTTAATAAAAACATGGCAGTATCTGTAGAATATAATCTGGAATATTAATGAGACCATTACATTCTTATTTAATAAAGCCAAAAAATAATAGATACGATAATATAAAAAAAATAGGTGATGATGAGCTTATTCTTAATACTGAATTTAGTAATCATCTTTTTATAAGTCGTAATGCTATTATACTTAAAACACCAACATTATTTAAATCTGATATAGAAACCGGTGATGAAGTAATAGTTCATCATAATATATTTAGAAGATGGAATGATGTAAAAGGTATTGAAAGAAATAGTAAAGATTATTTTAAAGACGATAAATATTTTTGTTATCCAGATCAAATATTTTTACACAAGAAAAATAATAAATGGAAAGCTACAAATGGATATTGTTTTGTTAAACCTTTAAAAAATGATGACAAGTATTCATTTGAAAAGGAAAAATCTTTACAAGGTATTATAAAGTATAAAGATGATAGTAACTTTATAAAAATAGGAGACAAAATAGGTTTTACCCCATGGAGTGAATATGAATTCACAATAAATGATGAAAGATTATACAGGGTAATGACAAAAGAAATTTCAATTAAATATGGACGTGAAAAAGAAGAAGCAGAATATAATCCAAGCTGGTTATAAAGCTGTAGACGAACTTGTAAAAGTAGCTGAAGAAGCTATAGTACAAACAGAAGATGATATATCTGCTGATAGACTAAAGAATGCAGCTGCAACAAAAAAGCTTGCAATATTTGATGCTTTTGAAATTCTCACTAGAATTGAAAATGAAAAAAATCTTTTAAACAATAAACCTATAGAAGATAAAAATGAATCATTCAGTGGGTTCGCTGAAAAAAGATCAAAATAATGGCTTACGAGCAAACTTTATATAAGGTTATTGAACCTATAAAAAGAACTACGATACATAGACTTAACAAGTCTAAGTCATGGAAATATGGTTATAATAAAGAACATGATGTAATTGTAATAAGTAAGACAGGTAAGATAGGAGAAATATATGAAATACAAAATCTTAAAATTGCTTTACCACTTGCAGAAGATGTGTATAGCAAACACGATAAGTGGACTGCGTCAGATCTTCCAATAGAATTTAAAAGAATTCAAACGATATTTGATTGGGAAACTTATCCAAGAGAATTTAAAGAAAAGTGGTATGTATACATTGATAAAGAATTTACAAGGCGTGATGAAGGGTATTGGTTCAGTAACAAAGGTAATGACACTTATATTACTGGCACTCATTATATGTACCTGCAGTGGTCCAAGATTGATGTTGGGAGACCAGAATTTAGGGAAGCAAATAGATTATTCTTTATTTTCTGGGAAGCATGTAAGGCAGATACAAGATGCTACGGAATTTGTTACCTCAAAAATAGACGGTCTGGATTTAGCTTTATGTCATCGTCTGAAACAGTTAACCAAGCTACCATCTCATCAGATAGTAGATTTGGGATATTATCAAAGACTGGGTCAGATGCAAAAAAAATGTTTACCGACAAAGTTGTACCTATATCAACCCATTACCCATTTTTCTTTAAACCAATACAAGATGGAATGGATAGGCCTAAAACAGAATTGGCTTATAGAGTACCAGCATCTAAGCTTACAAGAAAATCAATTACCCAAAATAGTAAAAGGGAAATACTTGAAGGATTAGATACAACTATTGATTGGAAAAATACAGGTGATAACTCATATGATGGTGAAAAGTTAAGATTACTTGTTCACGATGAATCTGGTAAATGGGAAAGACCTGATAATATATTAAACAACTGGCGTGTTACAAAAACAACCCTGAGATTAGGAAGTAGAATAATAGGGAAGTGTATGATGGGATCTACTTCAAACGCCTTAGATAAAGGTGGAGATAACTTTAAAAAATTATTTTATGCCTCAGACGTTACAAAAAGAAACCGCAATGGACAGACTAGCTCGGGATTATATAGTTTGTTCATACCTATGGAATGGAACTACGAAGGATTCATTGATTCTTATGGAATACCTGTTTTCGAAACACCAGGGAAACCAGTTGAAGGACCTTATGGAGATCCGATCGATATTGGAGTCATAGAACATTGGGAAAATGAAGCAGATGGTCTTAAAGACGACCCAGATGCACTAAACGAGTTCTATAGACAGTTTCCTAGAACAGAAGAACATGCTTTTAGGGACGAAACAAAAAATAGTATATTTAATTTACAAAAAATATACGAACAAATAGACTACAATGATAATGCAAAATCCTCTGGACTTGTTTCAAGGGGTAACTTCCAATGGGAAAATGGAGTAAAAGATTCAAGAGTAATTTTTACACCAGATTTAAAAGGAAGATTTAATATTTCTTGGGTTCCAAGTTTAAATTTACAAAATCGTGTAATACTTAAAAATGGTATGAAACATCCAGGAAACGAGCACATAGGTGCTTTTGGTTGTGACTCATATGATATATCAGGAACAACAGATGGAGGTGGATCTAAAGGGGCTTTACATGGATTAACAAAATTTAGTATGGAAGATGCTCCATCGAATACATTCTTTTTAGAATATATAGCTAGACCACAAACCGCAGAGATATTTTTTGAAGATGTACTTATGGCATTAGTATTTTATGGAATGCCATTATTAGCAGAAAATAACAAACCAAGACTTTTATATTATATTAAAAGAAGAGGGTATAGGGGCTATTCAATAAATAGACCAGATAAAACAGCTAATAAATTATCAGTAGCAGAAAGAGAAATAGGGGGGATACCTAATTCATCTGAAGATATTAAACAAGTACATGCTGCGGCAATAGAATCTTATATAGATAAATATGTAGGGTTACAAGAAAATGGTGATTACGGAAATATATATTTCAATACCACTTTAAATGATTGGTCTAAGTTTAATATAACTAATAGAACAAAATTTGATGCAACTATAAGTTCTGGTCTTGCGATAATAGCATGCAACAGACATTTGTATCACCCAAAAAAATTAAGAACAACTAAAGTGTTAGACTTTGGATTTAAAAAATATAATAATCAAGGAAGTTTTTCAAAAATAATAAAGTAAATGGATATAGCACCAAGAGGGATATTCCCAAGCCAAGTAGTTTCAAATGCTGAAAGAGCAAGTGAATCATATGGTTTAGAGATAGCAAAGGCAATTGAATCTGAATGGTTTAAGAGAGATTCTGGTACAAATAAGTATTATGCTAATAGAGACAACTTTCACCGTTTAAGATTATATGCTAGAGGTGAACAGTCTATTCAAAAATATAAAGATGAATTATCTATTAATGGTGATTTATCATATTTAAACCTTGATTGGAAACCAGTACCAATTATACCTAAATTTGTAGACATAGTAGTTAATGGTATCGCAGAAAGAACATATGATATAAAAGCTTATTCTCAAGATCCAGCATCTATACAAAGAAGAACAAAATACGTAGAGTCTATATTAAAAGACATAAGACTTGCAGAATTTAAAAATACAGTTATACAAGAATTTGGTATTGATTTATATAATAATGAACAAAATAATATACCTGAAAATGAAGAGGAATTAGATTTACATATGCAATTAGAATATAAAGATTCTATTGAAATTGCTGAAGAAGAAGCTATTAACAATGTATTTGATCATAATAAATATGACTTACTTAAGAAAAGAGTAGATTATGATATAGCTGTAGTGGGTATGGGTGCTGTAAAAAATGAATACACAACATCAGAGGGTATAAATATAAAATATGTAGATCCTGCTGATTTAGTACATTCGTATACAGAATCACCATATTTTGATGATATATATTATGTGGGTGAAATTAGAAAAGTATCTCTAGTAGATCTTAAAAAACAATATCCGAATTTATCAGACGATGATATAAAAAAATACATCGAAGGTCAAGGAACTAATGTAAAACTTTACAATAAGTCTTACGCGGCTGCAGACCCTGAAGATAATGCTTATGTATATGTGCTTTATTTTGAATATAAAACATATAGAGATGAAGTTCATAAAATAAAAGAAACTTCTACAGGAGCTAAAAAAGCTATTAAAAAAGATGATAATTTCAATCCTCCAAAAGATCAAAGAACTAGATTTGAAAAATCTTCAAGGACTATAGAGGTTATTTATGAGGGGGCTAAGATAGTAGGTGGAGATAAAATATTAAGTTGGAAATTAGCTGAAAATATGACTAGGCCTAAATCTAACACTGTAAAAGCTTTATTTAGTTATAATGTTGTAGCGCCTAGAATGTATAAAGGTAAAGTTGAATCATTAGTTAGTAGAATGACAACATTTGCTGATATGATTCAATTAACTCATTTAAAATTACAACAAGTATTATCAAGAATGGTACCTGATGGTGTATTTTTAGATGCAGATGGAATTGCAGAAGTTGATTTAGGAAATGGTACAAATTATAATCCACAAGAGGCGTTAAATATGTATTTCCAAACAGGTTCTGTAATTGGTAGATCAATGACACAGGATGGTGAATTTAATAATGGTAGAGTCCCAATTCAAGAATTACAAACAGGTAGTGGTGGACAAAAAATACAAAGTTTAATTACGTCTTATAATTATTATCTTCAAATGATGAGAGATGTAACAGGGCTTAATGAAGCTAGAGACGGCGCAATGCCTGATAAAAACGCATTAGTAGGATTACAAAAGTTAGCAGCAGCTAATTCAAATACTGCTACAAGACATATTCTGCAAGCAGGATTATACTTAACATTAAAAACAGCAGAAGCAATTTCACTTAGAATATCTGATGTTTTAGAATTTGGGCCTACAAGAGAATCTTTTATACAAAGTATTGGTAAATTTAATGTAGGCACATTAGATGAAATGAGTGATTTACAACTTCATGATTTTGGTATATTTTTAGAATTAGCGCCAGACGAAGAAGAAAAGCAGCTTCTTGAAAATAATATTCAAATGTCTTTACAAAAAGACCAAATTAATTTAGAAGACGCTATTGATGTAAGAGAAGTAAAAAATCTTAAATTAGCAAATCAAGTATTAAAATTAAGAAGAAGAAAGAAATTTGAACAAGACAGAGCAATACAGCAAGAAAATATTCAAATGCAAACTCAATCTAATGCTCAAGCTGCACAAGCAGCTGCGCAAGCAGATGTTCAAAAAAATCAAGCTATAACACAACAAAAAGCTCAATTAGCACAAGTCGAGGGTAATTTAGAATTAGAAAGACTAGAAAGAGAAGCTGAATTGAAAAAAGAATTGATGATAGCTGAATTTCAATTAAACATGCAACTTAAAGAGGCTGATTTAAACGTGATTAAAGATAAAGAGAGGTATAAAGAAGATAGAAAAGATGAAAGAACAAAAATACAAGCTTCTCAACAATCTGAATTAATAGATCAAAGGAAAAATAACAAACCACCTAAAAACTTTGAATCTAATATGGGATTTGATAATTTAGGGGGATTTGGTTTGGAACAATTTGAACCAAGATAATAAATAAATAAACAAACAATGAGTAAAGTAGTAAAAAACGATTGGACTGGTAGTATAAACGGTTCAACATATACAACAGCAAGTTCAGACGCAATAACTCCAGCATCAGGAAACGTTTTTGTTGCAATAACAATGCTTTCAGATACAGTATTTGATTCAGCTAGTGGGTTAGTTGCAGAAAGTTCAACAACATATGTAAATACAGAAGGCATTGGGGCAGGGGCTGCGGGCCTTGTAGTAGATAGTGTAACATTCCCAAAAGGAGTAACAATTTATGGTCGATGGACTGAAATTGATGTAAACTCTGGAACTATAGTAGCTTATCAAGGTATATAAATAAAAAGGTTAATAGTATTCTTACCTTTGTAAAAGAATACAAATAATTATATTATATTATGTCAGAAGAAACAAAAACAGAAGTAGTAGAAGAAGAAAATCCTTCTACTGCAGAAAAAGAAACAATAGCACTTAAAAAAATAGGTGCAGATGTAGGCGCTGAATCTATAACTAAAGTAGATTTAAGAGAAACACCTACTGAGGAAACTACCGAGGAAACCCCTGTAGAGGAGGTTACTGAGGAAGAAGAAAAAAAGGAAGAATCTCAAACAGAAACACAAGAGTCTGAAGAATCTAACCAATTAACATTGGAAGAAGTTATTGAAGACGAAGAAAGTGAAAAAGTTCAAGAAGAGGCAAAACCAGCTGAAGAAGAAATAACTGAAGAAGAAGTTATTGAAGAACAAGCTGAAAGTACTCCCGAGATAGAATTACCAGAAAACATTCAAAAAGTAATAGATTTTATGAATGAGACTGGTGGAACATTAGAAGATTATGTTAAACTTAATCAGGATTATTCTAAATTGGATAATTCGACTTTGTTATATCAATATTATAATCAAACTAAATCACATTTAACAAAAGATGAAATTGATTTTTTAATTGAAGATAATTTTGCATATGATGAAGAAGTTGATGATCCTAAAGATGTTAAGCGAAAAAAACTCGCTTACAAAGAAGAGATTGCAAAAGCAAATAGCTATTTGGAAGGATTGAAAGGAAAATACTACGAAGAAGTCAAGTTGGGTTCTAAGTTGTCCTCAGATCAACAAAAAGCTATTGAATTTTTCAATACCTATAATAACGAACAATCAGGCCAGCAAAAGCTGCAAGAAAAACAAACTGCTCATTTCAATAACGAAACTAAAAAAGTTTTTTCAGAAAATTTCAAAGGTTTTGAATTTAAAGTTGGAGAAAATAAAAAATATAGGTTTAATATAAAAGATAAGCAGGTGGTTCAAGATAAACATTCAGATATATTAAATGTCTTTAATAAATATATTAGTAAAGATAATTTA